TTTTGTTTCCCCAAAAGAAAATAAGAAAGCTAGTGGCAGTGAACTCTGCCAGCCACAGAATAAAGTAGAGAACAACTACAGTTCGCCGACGCAAACTAAAGGTATACATAACTTCTTGTTTATCGGTTTCAGGTCAAGGTCGGACATTGGTTGTATCCGAGAGTCGCCAATCTTCTTACTTGCATTTAGATGCAGGCGTGTGTTATGTAATAACGCCTTCTTTTGCATCTTTTCAATATCGAATAGCTGATTCTTCTTTTTGTTCTTGGGATTGATCCTGAGTTTGTTTAGAGGTTGTTGAAACATTAGTCCAACGACCAAGGCAACATAAGCCCTGTGATACTCAGCAGACACATCCAACTCTTCGCGCGAACAGAGAGGCCCGAAAGGGAACAACTCTGCGGCAACCTGGATCTTCCTAAAAGGAACCGGATCCAAGTTGACCATGCGATTAACAAGTTGGTGCATTTGCCATTCCGAGTCGACAGGCCAGCTTACAGGTTTCGTTTTAGTCAACTCCATCTTTACGACGGAGCCGATTCGACGATCCTGTTCGCTAACGTCGCCAACCAATCCTAGACCCCCCAGAAACTCCGGTAAAAACCAAGAGCCTCCGAAGGTTTTCAGCACATTCTTATTGTAATAGAAAAATGCACGATTGACTTCCTCCTTTATTTCATCCGGACAGTCCCGCATAAGTTCCCGATGTATGGCACCGAGTTCCCCCACGAAACGTTTACCGTCTGTCTCTTTGACCCCTGCGCTACGTTTCATCCCGTAAAGTAATCCAAGATTTACGAACTTAGCCGCCTCCCAGACGCCCCACTCCTCATTCCAATTAAACCGTCTACTGTTGATAACCGCGAATTCACCAAAATAGGTCTTTCCTAAGGAGCTTTCCAGCCCCAGGACGCTCATACCACCCTCCCACAAGGAGCGGATGTTAAAAGCAAGACCTTTGAAAACGCAGTCGTCACCATTGACGAGAAGCGGACACCTGTAAAGTTTGAAGTCTCGACCGTAACTTAATTCGATCGATCGACGACAGCCTGCAGCGTTCGCGATACATAGAAAGGGAAAAGAGAGAATCGACCCCATTAATTGGCCGGTTCTTTGTGGACGTCGCTTACCTTCGTGATCGATGAAGATATGCTGGGTTAGTGCTTTTTTACATAGTTCGAATAATTCCTGAGGGAAGAAGCTTTTGCCGTCATTTTGCCATATCAAACGTAATTCATCTAAGATCGTCTCCGAGACCCAACTGTATAAGTTGTCAGTTGAAGCTTTATAATCGCCAGAAACCACTTGTTCTCCCTCAGCCACACTACCGATAGCCGCAGTTATTATTTCTGCAGTGATGGGTGTGCCGATGAGCTTGAAACAGGGGTGATTTTTTAAAACTGACCAAAGCAACTTCTGAATGGGTTTTAAAACGAAATACGTCTTAGGTGGACCTTTACTGATGACTCTTATTTTCAGGGCTTCGGCAAGTCCGACTGGTTCGACCAGCGGTTCCTCATCCATCGCCTCGTCATATGTGGTCCAATATAAATCGGTATAACATTGTTTGACATAGTTGACGTCAACAGCATAAGCTGTAGCCATCTCTTTAATAGACACATCTTCGTGTTCTAGCTCCATTTGCCAAGCCGCGCCCCACTCGTCCGAAACCTTTGTAGAAAGTTGGACATCAATTTTCTTGGGTGGGACCCATTGGACTTGACGGCCGATAATGTTGGCGAGTTTAGTTAGTTCACCAACCTGACCTGCCTCCCGGCGGGAACGGTTATAATTTGCGGATGTACTTGGGAAGTACATTTCTTCGAGCATCTCTTTCGTGAGAGATACTTTCGAGAATAACTCCCTTGTAGTTCTTCGCAATTCGTATTGGACCTCTAATGGACCTTCCATGAAATTCTTCCCCTTGGCACTATCATATGCCTCGGTCGAACAGAAACCCGTGTATAGGAGCTTCTGCTGATAATCATGACTGACTTGGTATCCCAACACACCACAAACATGGTATCCGACCTCATCGTTCTCTCCTTCGACATTTGTATGATCGAACGAGGGGACTTTCTGGGTTGGGCCTTGCGCAGTGTAGCGGGAACCGATAATGTCTGTAAAGTCAGTTTGGAGTATCCGATAATGATCACTTTGCCAACGTTTTAACTTTGGGTCAACATATGTGATTTTACGCGGTTCTCGGAAGAAATAGTTTTGTGGACGGTCGGTCGACAGGTCATTAACCATTTGTTTTTCGGCTTTCTCAATGAGCGATGTGCCTGCTCTGGGCATTCCCTTTTTGGAAAGTAGTATAGATTCGAGAAGACTGGACCAAAGTACTCTATTTGTGCGACGCAACCGATTCATCCACTGGCCGATAACTCCACCGAAGATATACTTCGGGTTATCGTCGGGCATAGTGTTGTCCGGTGCCCATGGTTGTTTTGTCCATGCGCTGTAGAAATTAGCAGTTTTTGTTTTGCAGATTTTGATCCAATAGCCTTCGGGTTTCCCTTTGTGGAATTCGAGAGCTTTTGTTAGAGATTTGTGAAATGATTTACTTAGTTGTTCTCTATACTTTAAATCCCCACCTCGTCGTAAGCCATGTAGATAAAATACATCTATTAAGGCGTTATAACAACCGACGAGTGCTGAGGTATCTGTGCTTGCAACGGAGGGAAATTGTTTTTCAAAATGTTTCTTTCCGCCTCCAGCCAAGTGTGGTTTCCAATCACTTTTGGCTTTTGCTGGTACAGATGTGGACTTGTTGTGGAGCTGTACCATTTGCTCCAGCTGCACCAAGTCAACCCTATCTCTTAGGTCTTCCTGGATTAGCTGCCGCGCGAATTGATCAAACGTCATTTCGTTCGGCGGTGGGAAGGTCTCTTGTAATAAAGAGGCCCTCCCACCACCCCGTGCCGTCGTCGATCCCTTTTGCTTCGAACCTTGGTTCTTGCGAGTTTGGGTGCGATCGGACGCGGGGGCTGCCTGATCCCTGGAAAGTTTCATGCCTTGCTTCCCAGTATCAGGCGCGTCTTTTTTAGCTCTACGATTCATTCTTATCGGAGCTATGGAGG